TTATAATATGGGTCATTTTCAGGTCTCATTATCTTTTATGTTATTTTTGATTAGTGTTAAAATTATTTGGGGCTTTAAATTTATGTGATTTCTGACAAGCACAATGGCATCTCCCTCGTCCATTCGGTGAGCCATTCTCATCGCTTTAACGGGCTTAATGCCTAGCTGGATAAACCTTCGGACGATGGTTGCTTTGAGGAGAGTATTAATCATTCCCGCCAGTCCACAGAAACGCTCCACCGATATCTGCTCGTATTGAATCTGCCTCGAATGTCCTGAATACAGACATGAAGTTTATACAGTTTAATATTCATCTGCCATCCTGTCGGCCAACGAGTTAAGTTCCACACATTCCCTCGCATTCTGACATGAAATCCCATGTCTCTTGCCCTTTATCTTCGTCATTATCAAAGTCAATCTCGCCTAGTGGCTTGCATGAACGATGGAGGTAAGCTTCCATTTTCATCGCCCTATCTAGCTTTGACAATTCCCTTATTTGTTGGTCAAACAGAATAGCCTTTTTAAAAAACAAAGGTTCTTCATTTTTCAATCTCCTCCATTCTTTATCGCTATGGAAAGGGCAATAATAACAAGCGGATCTTGGTGGTTCAGGATAACCATTTTTTTTCATCCATTGCTTACAATGATGCCTGTGCATTTCCAAATCAATTAATGGATACCTTAATTGTGTCCAAGGTTTACGAGATTCTTTCATTCTCTGTATCTCATCATATGAAATACCAATCCATTGAGTAACTTTTAATTCTTTCTCCCCTCGTTTAAGGTTAGCTATTTCTTCGATCTTTTTCTCAATGGGTCTAATTTTGTAGTCAGCAGTACAGCTACGACCAAGTGCGGCGACCACTTCACCATCGGGCATTTCTCCAAAAACAGGGATAATGCGTTTCATATACTTTTCTCCTTCTTTATACTTCTTGGCTTTAGCTGTAGCAATGGCTGGAGTTAGAGACTTTTCAGTCAGACTACCTTTAGTCACTCTATACACAGGAAAAGGTAGTTCTTTCTCTAACCAATCTAACCATTCATAAACAGAGTCAGGTTCTGCCTGTGTATCTGCAAAGATCGCGCAATCGGGCATAGGTGTAATCTCTCCCTTTGCCGCCATTAATGCCATTGTGGATGACTGAACACCCGCACCTAAATTTATTATATGTTTCATAAAATTATCATTCCCGCCAAAATAAGATTGGTTGCTGGGCAGTATATTTCTCACCCTTCTCAGTCTTTGGCTTTCTCGTCCCCCAAGGCAGTCGGACTAATCCGAGGGGTGAATTATAAATCGATGGATCGGCTCCGAGCTTCATCGACATATGTTTAAACTGATCGGCCTTACCAGGTATCCAATCGTACCAGCAGTGTAGACTCTGCCCGCCACTATCGACTATCATCTTGAGGGGGCAGATAGATTCAAGGGCAAGTGCCGGTCCTATCTGTTCGGCCTTTGTCCATGTTGGATCATCAATTTCGTGGACCAGGTACATCCGCTCACCGGCATTCTCTTTTACCCGAGGACCGATATCCTTGAATGGATTGTAAGAAATAAATTCCATCTGCCCTACCCCTTGACTGATCCCCCAATCGCCCGCTGACTTAATCATCGTATTATATTTATCCGCCTGAATGTTTATCCATTGGTCAGGTCGGAACAGCTTGGAAACCGCCTCCTCGGCATTCAAAGGAATGGCGGAGGAGCGGAGTTGTAGCATTTCGAGATCTTCGGGTCTACCCTTTGAGCTTGTTGAGATTGTGGTATCAATAGATACTTTCTTGGTTGGGCTGATAATCTTCTCACCTGACAGAATTTGATATGCACCGGTTAATGCGTTTCGGATCTCGTTTGGTTGGAGTGGTCGGCGGGTAAATTCTTTTGCTACCTCGAGGCAATAATCATGTGCTTTTTCAAAGTCTGATTGATGCATGGCGGCACGGAGGGTAAGGCGGGCAATAAAGGTATGATGGCCAAAGTCTCCTTGCGGGAGCCGGTCGAAGAACCCCGCCATATCTGCTGATAAGATTGCCATTAGTCGGAACCCTCTTCCCTAATAAACTGCTGGATATAATCGGTTATCTTGGTAATCGCCTCGGTTTCAATCTTACGAATTGTTCTCCGAGGAATGCCTGTTTTATCCGACAGTTCTCTTTGGGAGAATCCATCGTGGTCTTCGGGTACTTTAAGAAGCATATTTCTAAGTTTTGCTTCCGTGGCCATTTGCTTGGCTATATCCCTAGCTTTTCCCATCCTCACCCACCGACACCCATTTATCAATCATCCCTTTAGGAAGTCCCGCCTCTGAGACATGGTGATCGTTTTCATCCGGCTCGTATCCCTTCCGAGAAATATGAACGATTTCCGTCAAAACCTCATGGGTATGTCCCCATCTGCGAATCGCCCATGCTTCGTTGGGAAATCGGATATCATCGAAGACGATGGTTTTCTTACCGATGTAGGGCTCTGCCGCCTTATAAGCTAAGTCCACCCATATATTCGGATAAACTCCTTCCCTTCCCCACTCCGTCCCGAGGGTTTGTAATAACTGCCTGGTATTAATATTGTCAGGGAAGTTGGGTATTGGTTCTTCCTTAAAATGCAGATATTTCTCTCCTGGCAATATCACCTTCAGCATCTCTTTAATTGGAGTGGCGAAGGAAAGTATTACCGCTCCCTCGATTAATTTGGCATAGGTCGATTTACCTACCGCCTTTGGGCCTGTTAGGCCGATAATTTTGTGGTTCATGTAGTGGTGAATAGTGATGTTATTACTGTAAGTACGAATGCGGCCACGATGTAGGCGAAGACGAGGACTGCGGTGACGAATAAGGCGATTAAGCCGATGATTCGGAGGAGGTTCATGGCCTATTGATTTTGTAAATATTAAGCATGAACTCGTATAATTTGACACAATCAGCTACATGACCCTCTCCAATATTTCTAATGGAGATAAAAGCGGATTCAGGTGTATTAGCTTTTCCTACGAACTTAAAAAAATCAAAGACTGAGGCGGAACGAACCCCGCAATGTTCACATACCTTTTTAGATGATTCTAATTTCCTAAGTATATTTAATGTAACCTTTTTAGGTACTACCCATGTCTTGCCATCTATCATTAATTTTTCACCATGCCATTTGGAAAACGGGATTGTTTTTAATTTCTTTTTGCGTTCTTTATCCATCAGTAATGCGTTTTAATTTCCCCCTCTGCCGCCAAGGGTAGCCCAGGCATATAGAGAGGTTCTTCGGTTAGTAGTTGGATCATTAAATCGAGTGCCGCCTGTCCCTCGTTCTCAGCCACTTCAACAGTTACGGAATCGTGGACATGAAGTACAACGGGGAGACCAGCGGCCTCTATCTTCAAGAGGGAATCCGCCATTAGCTCTCTTGCTGTTGCCTGGACGAGGTTCTCCAAAAGCAAACCGCCATACAACTTCATCCGCCCTTGCCCTCTAACCTTCTGACCAGTCAGTTCCTTGCCATCATCCTGTACATCAAAGTATCGGATCGGTTTGCCCGACTTGCAGATCATGGTTGCACACTCGGGAGTCTGCTTGGCCTCCTCTCGGATATGGTCCTCGCACTTCTTCCATAGCTCGACAATCTTTGGGTTCTGATTTCTAAAATCTTTGACCTGTTTTCGGGACTCAGCATCGGTCATATTTAATTTCCCACCGGTTAAAGCCTGTGCCACTTGGCCGAATTTCTTCGGACCGCATCCGTATCCCAAACCCAACACACGGGCTTTGCAGAGATGCCTAAGTTCGGGGGCTAAGTCCTTCATCGGTTCATCCTCATTATAAAGTCCAGTCGCTCGGCCATGTGCCTCGTATAAGTCTATTCCGCCTCTGACCAAACCTAAGAAATCAAAGTCCCCGCAAAGATAAGCCAACACCCTCGGCTCGATTTGCGATAGGTCGGCAGAAACCATGACTCGGCCCTTACCAGGTGTCAGACATTTCTTGGCAGAAGTTCCCTCAACCTCGTCCCGAGGAATGCCTTGAAAGTTTAATCCACCCGCTCCACTCCATCGACCAGTATGAGGCGCACCGCAATACTTCAGACGGGTGGAAACTCGATGGTCAGGGCGAACCCGAAGGATCATACTGATATAAGTCTGCCTCGCTTTATTCGCTTTTCTCCACCTTGTCATTGCTTCCAAGATCGGAGCGTATTGCGGATTCCTAGCCTTCCATAGGAGCAGTTCCGAATCGCCCTCCTGAGTAGACTTTGGAGGCTCAACATTCTGCATTTTTAAATAGGCGGCCATTGCAACTGTGGAAGTGGGCTCACCTCCACCTTGACCAACCCAAGGCAGAAAGGTTTCGACCTCCTTCATAATCTCCTCAGTCTTATTAATATAGTCCTGGCAAAGTTTCTGATCGATTGCCATCCCTCGGCTTGCCGTCCTTCGGGTAAATGCGGAGAGTAAAAACTCTTTCTCGGGGAACGATGTTTTCAGTTCATTATATATCCGAATACACGCTCGGGAATCCATCAGTGCATACTCCTTAAACGATTCATTCTGAAGGATCTCTTCGGGTCGAAGTCCGCTCATCTCATTGCGGGCATCCTTATTAAGTTCTTCGCCAAATAGTTCCTTATAGCATCCCGCCAATGACCTCGGCAACTGATGCCAGCTTGCCATATCCGCCGTGCATACCCATTCCTTTGGAGTAAACTGTGGCATCTGCCCCCTCACCATTGCCATTCGACAGCATACCGAATCAAACTCGGCATTGTGGGCACAGATCGATTGTCCGTTTAGAATGTCGACCGGTAAGTCACGGGGATCTCCAACCCACTCAAATCCATCATCGGCTACCAGGCTGACAATGGTTACTCTGAAATCGGGGTGCTTGGCATATCGATCCAATCCCATCGTGGCCACGCTGTACTGCTTGGACCAAACGGTCTCCACATCCAAGGCGATCAATTTTCCATCTCCTTTAATGTCTGCTCGCTTTGCTTCACAAACTCATCCTCATCTCTCTCCCCCTGGCAGTAGTTTTCGTGATCGATCATATCTGCCTCCAAACCTACCTCGCCACATATGTCGCACATTCGTTTCAAATCGTAACTTTCAAACCCCAAGAATTGTCCCATTATCTAGCCTCCTTTAAAATTGTTTCCGCTGACATGACCGCATTCTCAAAGGTCGGATATTCCAGTTCAGGTAAGTCAGGAATATCCAGCTTGACCCGCCAATTCATTTTATCGGTATCTAGGATTACATCCGCTTGTCTGCTTCCAACCTTTACGACTACCTTCTCGCCTCGAGGTAAGCCCCGTCCCATTTTATATTGTGTTTTCATTTCGTTAATTCCTTTTCCACCGCCTTAATAAATTGTTTAAGCGGGTCTTTGTGCATCTTTCGGATTCGAGCATTTCCGATCTGTGCGGTTAAAATATCCAGCCGCTTATATGCTTCAGCTATTTGCTCCCGAGTGATCTTCATATTTCGCCCCTTTCTTCTTATTCCTAAAATCCAACTCATGGGCTGGCTTGGGGCGGACCCTCGGAATCCCCGTCCGAATGATCCGCCCATTTTTATAAGCCAGTCTGTTCTTCTCCCAAAATCGGTCGTATGCTTGGCTCACCATTAAGCTAAACTCTTTCCAAGATTCGCTCATCCTAAAGAGTCCATGTATTCCTTAAACTCAGGGTCTTTCAGATGTAGATCGGTGATGATTAATCCGAGAACATAGCGAGAGACCGACAATTCGTATTTGTAGGCAAGCCTTTTTACCGCATCCTTCATGCGGTTCGGGCAACAAATATTAATTGCCGACTCGTTCATGGCGGAGCCAAAGATGTACCCAGGAGTTTTAAACCGAATGTTTTTACTCGGCATCTGCACATTCCTCCAATAATTCCTCTTCCCGCTTGGCTTTTGCCAATGTCATGGCACAGCGTTCCTCCTCCTCCGGCTCTTCTTCCTCCGGTACATTATGCCAATATTTATTCTCCATGACATCGAGGATCGTAGTTTTTAAGACTCCGCCATAACTGACAAAGGGCGGTGAAATCGACCCATGCTTTGGCGAGGTCTTCGGGGGAATATTTAATTACCTCGAACCTACCAGGCTCAGTCGAACTGATGTAGCAGTTAGCTCCGTGGACGCTATGCCCCAACACCGCCT